GGCCTCCAATGAGCTGTGGCAGGCCAACTGCATATGCGCCGCGCCATGGAATGAACTTGAACTCCACGACCCAGTCCATTTTGGTCATGGTGTCGTCGCCCTCTTCCCAATTTCGGTACAGGCCAACCACCTCGGTGGACAGGTCGTCGATCATCAAGATGTACGGGGCCGACTCGCCCTTGGTGATTGGGTCGTCTTCCAGCTCCAGCCATGTGTAGACGTGGTACAGGCGGCGCAGGCCGTCCTCGTTGTCGTTCTCGGACTTACCCTCGATCTTGTTGGTCGCCTTTTGGGCGCTAGTCATCTCGGGGTCCATCGTTGAGCGCGACAGGACCGTGTCGCGGTACAGGCCAGAGGCCACGCGGCGCTTGTAATCCCAGTCGGAAATGTCGTCCACCTCGGTGAAGCGCTCGGCGGTGTAGAAGTTGCCCGCCGCATACGGCAGTAGGACGTTGTCGATTGGCAGGAACTGGGCGCAGGGGCGGCGCTTCTTCTGGTCGTACCAGAGCTTGATGTACTGCGAGCCGCCCAACGGGAGCTGCGTCAGCATCTGCTCTTGCTCGTCGCGGAACTCTTCGATCTGCTCGGTGAGCTGCCAGTTCATGAAGTCGCGCTTGCGCTCGGCAATTACGGTCTTGTCCTCTGTCACGTCGCCCAAGATCTTGGTCTTGGTCGGGCCGTCAGGTGGAAACATCTCCTTGATGGCGCGGGAGGCAAAGTCAATGCAGGTCTCGGCCATCACGGGGTGAACCACCTTGGACGCGCCGTTGAAGTTGGCTCCGCCCGGTGCGTCGTTGCCCATGCCAGTGCGCTTGATGCCCTCCTCGTACTGCTTGTCACGCTGCTTGCGGGCCTGCTTGTCTTTTTCGATCAGCTCGATGTAGCGCAGGGCCAGCGAGTCCAAATCAATGTCGTGAATCAGATCGCTGTCGCTCAAGTTTTGGTAGAAGTCCTCGTCGTCCATCGGGCCCTTGGTGTCAAGGGTCACGACAACGCTACCGTCGGGCAGCTCTTCTAGCTCGGCGTCGTCCATGTTGGGCACGTCAACGATCTGCTCCTCCTCCTCGCCACCAGCCTCGGCGTCTTGGTTGGGGTTGCCCCCGACGAATCGGTTGAACTCTGGGTCTATTGGAAATTGGGTTGCCATGGGTTTATCCTTGTGCTATGATTTAATGCCAAGTTACACGCATGGAGAGTGCAAATGGATAAATACAATCAGGCGATTGAGTTTTTAAAGGGCGTCGATCCGGGCAGTTATTTTGACGAGTGCGCGGAGTTAATGGAAGAGCTGCTGGCGCTGACGCACAAGCCGCGTCGGCATAAGCCATCTGCTGCCGAGCTTGCACGGCTGAAGCAAATGGATGGTGGCGCACGCTACTACGCCAAGGTGCGCGGGCTGCTGTAGTCATCGGTCGTCCGCCGCCATGGCTTTGATGTTGTAGCCAAGGGCGGCCAGTGCTGCGGCTGGGCTCATGCCCTTGCGCATCATCGCCACGGCCTTTGGCCAATCAGCCTCGCTGAAGAATCGGCGGGTCTCTTGGATGTCGCCGCGTGTGCCGCCAAGCTTGGAGTCGCGCAGGGCCTTGGCGCGGATGGCAGCACGAACCGATTCGGATTCGCTTAGGTTTTCGGCGACGCCTTGCGGCAGCTCAGAAAATGCCTTGAGCATGTCGCTGGTAGCTTCGCCGCTGTACGGAACGGTGGACAGTGGGCCGTACTCGCCACGCTTGCCGACGCCGGGGACGTAGCCCGTACTGGCCACACCCTTCTGCCGCTGCGCGTTGGGCATGACAGTTTCAAGTTCCTGACCACCACGCTTCATGATCTCGTTGAGGCCGCCAGTGCCTGCCTCTGAGTTGTACGGGAATATCAATGCGCCTCGGTTGGTTGATGTAACGCCGTACCCGCCAGCCGCGTCGTCCAGCGCCCCGAGCTTGCGTGAGACAGATTTAGTGGGCGGGCCGTAGGGCATTTCGCCACGCAGCTTTTCCGCATCTACCCCAGCACTTTCGCTGGCACCGCCCAAAATCCTGTTGATCTCACTAAGCTGTTCGGCGGTAGGGGTAACGCCTGCCGAGGGGTCAAGCAGTGGATCTGGGTTCAGGTTTCTGGTGTCCAGCACCATTGCGTTCTTGCCTTTCACGCTGTCCATGGTGTTAGGCAGGTTGTAAGCGCCAGCCTCTTGGGCGTCCATCAGGGCGCGGAACTGCTCGGCTGTGTCCATTACTCGGCTTGAGTCTGGAGACATCCTGCCGCCACCACCACCTGTGGGGAAGTCCATTAACGGGCGAGCAATGGTCATGGGGTTGGTCTCGACCTCGCCAAGGCTGTTTGTGTACAGGCCTTGAGCCTCGCGAGACGGTAGCTGTCTGTACCCCAACGCACCGTAGATGGCGTCGCGGTTACCTGCGCCCACTTGAGGGAACTCGTTCAGCTCCATCTCCGGGGCTGGCATGTCAAAGCGCCCCTCGCGGCCATAGGCCAGCTTCTGCTCGGGCGTCATGCTCAAGACTTGCGGGACGTGGCCAAGCGATGCGCCGGGCACCTGCTCGTGCGTGGCCGACGCCGCGTGCTTGTACATGTAGTCGCGGGCCGTATTGTTGGCGTCCACTAGAGATTGTTTGATGCCCTCCAGTTCGTCGCCACCGTAGCGGGCATTTGCGCCGCTGCCTCGGCTGTACAAGTCTTGGCCCTTGCCGTAGACCCACGGCACCTCTTGAATGTGCGGGCCTGCCCAGTCCGTGCGCCCACCAGTGCCTGCCGTGTTGGCGCGGTCCACTTGCAATGCGGTCTCGGCGTCCATGAATGGGTGCATCGTGTCTGACACGCCAGCCTTCCATGGGTTGCCCTGTGGGTCGGTGTAGCCCATGCCCTGTGCGCGGCGGAAGTCGTTAACGCCAAACAGGCCAGTGTTAGGAACGCGAGGGTCGTTCTTGTCAGCGTACTCGCCAATCTTGAAGCCCATGTTGGCTGGGCGGTCCTGTGCTACGGCGTCGTCAAGGTTGCGCATGCCAGCACCACGGTATGCCCTGCCCTGATCACCCGCATTGCGGCTGTTCAAATGCTTGAGGGCAAAGCCTAACTCTGCCTCTGGGCTGACGCCTGCGGAGTAGACGCCGTGTTGCTCAAGCGTGCGAGGCAACTGGTAGGGCTCGGTGCTCTCAGCAATACCCTGCTTGGCTCGGTCATACCATGTGCCCAGCCGCTCAGGGTCTGCAAGGCGAACGGCCTCGACGGAGTCGGCAAAGTCAGTGTCCATGCCGCGACGCATAGCGCCAAGCCCTTGGCCACTGGTCACCGTTCGAGGTGCTCCAATGTAGCCTTCGCCTGTGGGCTTGAGATGCTGCCCAGCACGAGCTGCCCTTAGCACCGCGTCGTCGCCTTGCTCGGCGGCCATCTTGCGGTAGAAGTCAGGCGGCACCTTGGTGCGAGGGCCCTTCGACTTCACCGGCTTGGCTGACTCTTCGGGACTCTTGCCTGCGCTGTCCCTTGCGGCCTTCTCGACCTTCTTCTGGCGCACAGCCTCCTGATCTTGCTTCTGGCCAAACTTCTCAATCACCGACCGCTCTTCAGGGGTGCGGACAATGATAGGCTCGACACCCTTGGGTGCGTCACCAAACAGGTTCTTGAGGCCAGCCTTGACGACGCCCTTAACCTTGCCGCCTTTGGCGTACACATCAGGCAATCTGATGGTTGGGCGCGTGATTGCTTTTTCGTAAAGCGAGTCAGGGTCTGGAACAAAAATCTTTTCAGGAGTGACCATGTTGCCGGTCATCTCCAGCTCACGCCGTAGCGCATCAATGTACTCCTCTTGGCTGCGGCGCGGGAATGGCTCACGCAACTCAGAACGTGGTAACAATTGCACCAATCCAGATTTCTCTCCGCGCTCAACCATCGCCCTATTACGGTGTCGACCCTCATGCCCCGAAATAAATGGAGTCAACGGCAAACCCTGCTCCTGCTTGTTTATTTCAAGAAATGGGACATCGTGAAATTTGTCTATGCTAGCCAAGTATTTAACGTACTCATCCGTTGGAAGATTTTCCTTTTTGGGGCCAGTTCCGGGCCAAGGCTTCTTTCTGCCAATGAGCGGTACTGAGTACTTTTCAAAATCAGCGGGGCTCATGCTCATCAACGCCTTGGCATTGTCGCCACCAAAAACATTCTCCAACGCTCGTTGGTTATACAGTTGCTCAAGGTTTGGTATCTCATCCGCAGCACGCTCGACGCGCCGTGCTCCGTACTCGCCCTTGCTTTGGCGGACGGCCTCTTTAAGATTGCTCGTCTTGCTTGGGATGATGATGCTAGGTGCCTCAACGATAGGGATGGCCTTCTGAGGGGTTTTGACAATCCCCTGAAGCAGACCTTTAACACCCTCTTTAACTGCGCCACCAGCGGCGTAATTGTGGGCCTTTTTGTGCCACACGTCAGTGCGGCCAGCGTGCGAGGTAGGCACCCCGCCACCAGCCATCGACCACTCCTTGAGGGACTGCCTCTTACCACTAGGAACCGAATCGCTTTTGATTGGCTTTAGCTTCGGTAAGTCAATCGTTTTGATTTTGTTCAGCATGTTCTTGCCTGCCTTCACTGTGCTGTAGCCGCCGGGGATCAGCTCAGCAGCCGCGCCAGCCACGCCAGCCGCCGCGTCAAGGTAGTCGCCTCGCTTGGCTGAGTCGTAGGCCTCGCCCATAAGCTCCGCGCCCTCCTCAAGCCCCATGGTCGTGCCAAGGAACGGGACGAAGTCGGCAATGCCCAATCCAAATGGCAAGGCGCTACTGTCGCCGCCTGCAAGGGTCTGAGCCGCTCGACGTGCGTTCTGCCTGCGGATGCCAATGCCCTCCAAGCCCTCTTGCAGGCCGCCCGACATGCGTTGACGGATCGTTGGACTAGTCGCCCGAATTTCATCAGCCATGATGATTGCCCTTTGTTTCTACCACCGCATCATAATCGTTGGCCTTGCGGTTGGCCAGCCACTTGGCCAGCTCACTGTGAGCCCATGCGTCGTCAACGGGTTGACCCCAGCGAGCAATCAGCTCAAAGCGGTTGGCGCAAGACTCGACCTTGGGTGGCTGCTCAGTTTGCATTTTGATGCCCTCGGTGGTGAATGCCTGAGCAAAGCGTAGCCTTACCGTGGTCAAAACCAAAGTTCGCTCTACGCCTTGACTGTCCCTCGTATGGAGCCAGCCGTCGCTGCGTTATCCTAGACTTTTTCAACCGCCCGGCTCTGGGAATTCGCCCACCGCCCCTGCTCTGGCTTGCTCGTGTCACAGGGTTATTTAAGACTCCACCACCGACGTGCCGCATGGTGTCCGAGTCGCCGTCGTGAACGCAAAAAGCCGTTACTACTGCACTGGGTCGTGTCCCCCCGAAGGAGGCCAATGCATGAGTAACGGCTCTAATCTGCTGCACACGACTGCAACGGTTCCACTGTATCACAGCTTTTTCAGACTGCATAGGGGTTCACCTTTCGCACGCGGCCAGTGTCGGCATAGTCGTCCTCGTCCCAGTCGTCACGAGGCGGGGCGTCAATCTCCAGCCACCCAGCGTCACGCAAGAACCGCAGGGCCTGAGTGCAGGCGTCCACCAGATCGTCGTGCGTCGTCTCAGGGAACGAGCAGATCTGGCTGACGAACCCCTCGGCCCAGTCCTTGACGTAGCCCTTGCGGTTGTCGCTCTCAGGTATCCACACCCGACCACGGGCGATGATGTTGGAGACGATGTTCAGGCGCTGGACCTTGTCCGCCCTGCCGGGGTTGTAGGCGCGGACAGGCAGGTGGGCACGCTGCAAGTCTTGGATCAGCGAGATGCCAGCGCTCTTGTCCTCGATCAGCAGCAGGTCAACGCGCTTCCTGTCCTTGCCCTCGCCGTAGACGTTCTCGTACTCCTCGATCACCTTGGGGCGCAGGTCTGGGTACATCATGCGCTCTTGCCAGCAGTCGATGATCATGACCGACATGGGCGAGTCCAGCGGCTTGAACACCCCGAACGTGATGCAGGCCGTCGGGTCGTTCTGCGCCTTCTCACTGGTGGCCACGTCGTAGGACTGGATGATGTACTCGAACTTGGGAAAGTCTCGGCCCGCTGGCCACAGCTTGAACATGTCCCGCTTGACGATGCCGCCCTCTTCAGGGTCGATGATCTCGGCGTAGATCTCCTGCCTGCCCAGCGTGGTGCCTTCATAGGACAGGATCTGCTTCCTGAAGTTGTCGGACAGGTTGGCCAAGTTGGCGTAGGTCGAGGCGGTCGTCAGGACCACGTCGTCACCCTCGCGGCCAATCAGCTCAATGATCAGATCTTTAGGTCGGGGCGTCGTCGTGCAGATCATGCGCGTGCGCTTACCCAGCCGCATGCCGAACTGGATCTGGTCCCACGCCTCTTGCAGGTAGTCCCACGCGGCCAGCTCGTCGCACCAGCCCCCATGGAACTGCGGGCCTCGGAACCGCTCAGGCTCCGATGCGGGAATGCCCTTGATCAGGCTGCCATTGGTCAGGCGCAGCTCGTGGGCGGTCTTGTTGTAGTCGGCCACCAGCGCCTTGGGGATGATGGTCATCAGGCCCGAGTCGCCCTCAAAGCAAGTGGCGCGGACGTCAGCCGAGGTAGGGGCGGCCACTAGCCAGCGGGTGCCGGGCTGCTCATAGGCCCACCAAGCAATCTGCTCGGCAGCCGTGCGGGTCTTGCCAGCTCCACGGCCAGCCAGCATCAGCCAGATGGACCACCAGTCGCCCGGCGGCAGGCATTGATGGTCATGCTGCGCGTGCAGCCACGACATGCGCCAAGTCCACGCCAGCCTATATTCCGGGTTGGCTTCGCTAAGGCTCCTCTGAACCTCTGGGTCCTCAAGGAGCGCGGCGATGTCACTCATTGACGTCGGCCTGCCGTTTCAGCTCGATGTTCTTGAGCAGGGTGCCCAGCAGCTCCTGCGCCTGCACCTCAGCCTCGACCTTGATGGGGTTGCCCTCGTCGCCACCCAGCGCCAGCTTGTCGCCGTACTTCTTGGGCTTGAGCTTCATGGCCGTCCACTTGCGTGCGTCGATCCGATTCTTCTGCCACTGAAGAAAAGCGCCGTCTAGCTTGTGCTCGATCAGCGCCCCAGTTTTCTTGTCCACCACGGCAATGATCTCAGGCTGCTCGTCAGCGATGGCGATGATTTCGTCAGCCAACGTGTCAGCTTGATCTTCCCGAGCGCGAGCGTAAAGGTCGCAAAAGGCAGGGTAGGCGGCCAACCAACGATACACAGTCGCCCTGTCTGGCATACCCTCATCCCTTGTGATGGCCTTCAGACTATCCCCCTCTGACAGCCTTACACAGATCAGTGTCGCTATGTGCTGCGTAAAGATGGATGGCCTGCCAATCTTCTTTGGGGCCGCTGGTTCCTTTGGAGGCGTAGCGGCACCCTTGGCCTTGGCTTTGGGCGTTTGGGCTGCTGTAGCCCGTTTTGGTGGCTTTGCGGGGCTGGTTGGCATGATCTCGTCCTTTGGGGCGATGATAGCCGCTTACTCGCTAGTTAGTGCAAGCTCGGCCTGATCAGGGGCTCGGTACAGCTCTACCTTGTAGCCAGTCGTCAGCGCCTCAACTAATTCGTCCTGCGTTGCGACGTGAACTGTGAAGGTGCTGTTGGCCACATGGCTCAAGGCCTGTTGGCGCATGCTGGCTTTGACGAGGCGCGTGCCTTGCGGACCGTGGACGATGTAGATGCGTTCTGCCATGGCGGCTCTCCGATTTTGTTTGGTGGTCCCGGCCACTTGTGCCGGTCGAAACCGATTCGGTTTCTCTTCGCTTTCGGATCGCTGTATGTTGGTGGCCCCCGTTTTGTCTATACGGTGCGGGGGAACCGAATCGGTTTCAAATCGCTTAACGCATAATGTCAGGCATCAGGCAGGCGGCGATTAAGAGCACGATGAACATTGTACCAATAAGGATCTTCTGAAGCAAGGTTTCTTCTCTCATGCGTTCTTCTCCTTCAAAGCCCGTTCTACAGCCTCTACGAACACCAGCCAGTCAGCAGACGCAGCCCCGCAGGCAACAGCAATAGCCTCGCGCTCCCACTCGGTCAGCCCTACCCACGCGCGCTTTGGTGGTGATGTGTAGAGTGGTCGCGGATCAGGCCCGTAAGAATATGGCGGCTCATCACGATGCAGGTTGCCGTTGTCATCAATCCACGCCACAGGCTCCTGCTCAACTATTAAGGATTGCTCAATGGTTGGCTGCTCTGGTTGTGCCAAGCCACCCGGACGGTATGCTTTGTCTTCTGGTGCCCACTGCTCTGGCTGCGCGAGGGCTTGTCGTTCCTCGCACTTATTCCAGCCGTTGCTAAACCCCCTGTCGTATTCCGGATATGTCTGTGCCAAGGCCATGCCACCAACAACGTCAATCAACCTTTTAATTTCAGCCACCAACGAGGCTGTCGTTGCAGCATCAATCGGAACTAGCGCCCCGCGAAATAGCCATTCTTCTTTCATATCAACCGCCCGATCACATAAGCCAAGCCCAGCATCCAGCCAAGCACCACTACACCTACGAACGCCCATGTAGCCCACACTAGCTGGCGCTGTATGCCGTTCCAATGAACTTCTGGTAGCTCTACGTCGTTGAACTCGCAATTCGTAGTGCAGTTTTGCGGGTGTGGGCATGGCTTGATACCGGCAGCACCGTCACACATTCTGGTCATGTTAATACCCCCACCGAACACGGAAACACACCAGCCAAAGGTGAAGGACGAATTCTTGACCACTGCTGAAAAACCCAACAGCAAAGCCGGGCCATTTGCGCGGAAAAAACTCGGTTGTCAGGTGCAGGCTCTTTCTCATTCCGACACCTCATCAGCCTTGGCTGAAATGTATGCACGCAAGCGTTTGATCTGCGTCTTGTTGAACGTCACTAGTGCGGAGGCATACTCCACTCCAGTTTCGGCTTTCAGAAGCTCATGCTCTGCGGTTACAAGCTGCGCGGCTGCCACCTCTAGCGGCGTAGGCGTTTTGAACATCGCCTTGAGTTCTGTGTAAATAATCATGCTGCCACCTCGTCGTCGTCGTTCGGGTACTCGTCAGTGTTGGCTCGATCCTCATCAGTCTCAATGGGTGTGTGAGCAGCCTCCCAGTCGCGCTGGATCTGACGAAGGCGAGCTTCTTCTGCGTGTTGCTCTGGGGTGATGGCTTTGAACTGGCGCATCAGCTCGGCCTCTACCTCGCCGAACAGGTTGTTCATGTTGTTCATGCTGCCACCTCCTCACCGTTGCCTGCCTTGGCCAACTTGAGCTGGCGTTCGCGCAGGGCGTCGATCTCGGCCCACAGCTTGATGTAATAGGGGTCGTCAGTGGGTAGGTCCTTGCGCAGCGCCAGCGTGTCGTGGCAGTCGAACAGGGCCCGGCGGCATGTGTACCAGTCGTAGCCCTTAACCTTGGTCTCGAAGACCTTGTGCCATTCACCGTAGTTCATTTTGCGTCTCCTTCAGCGGCCACCTTGGCCTCGTACTCTGCTTGGGCTTTGGCCACCAAACGCTGGATGTCCAGTGCGACGAGTCGGTTGAATTCTTGCTGTGTCATTTCGCTGTTCCTTCTTTGTTAACTGCGATGTTGCAGTGATTAAATTGTAACCTGAAGTTAAACCCGCAAAAACAGTATTTGCGGATTTATTTTCTAGGTGCTTACCCTAATGCCTCCTCAAGCACCTTGGGGCGCTGAATAGCTGTCTGCTTGACGCCACGGTACTCGGTGTGCTCCTTGACTGAGGCCTTGATGGTGACCGTGTCGCCCTTGCCGCCGATGTTGACGCGGCCCTTGTAGGTGATGGCGTTGCCGTGCTCGTCGGTGCCAATGGTGATGTAGTTGTTGCCGTAGAACTGGGACT